TTTAGCCAGGGAGATTATAAAACAGGTATACGATTGATACATTTATAAGAGATTTCGGAGAGTTAGTGAAGCGGAATTATAATTTTGATGATATCAAAGGTGATTTTGATAACTTTCTCGATAAACAGAAACAGTTATCAAAGAACCGGAGACGAACAAACCAGTATGGTATAACAGAGGATGAAGTGGATTCAGCCTGGAGAAAATTTGTCAAAGGTGATTCATAATGTTGGTTGATTTCCGGTCTATTGATTGGGGTAAATTCTTCTTGGATTATGGTTTAGTCCCCCGGGCGAAACGGCAACGGAGAAACAAGAAAGCGGAATTGGTAAATGTCTATTCTGCTTTTGATATCGAAACATCTACAGTCTGGGGATCAAGGTCTAATACAGATGCTCACAGTTTTATGTATATTTGGCAATTTCAGATAGAGGATTATCTGATAAAAGGCCGTACATGGTCGGAGTGGTTTGAAATGCTGGATGCATTACGTGATGGGTTGTTAGTTGTCCAGGATCATGAGAAACTTTCAAATATTCCTATGTTGGTATGTTTTATACATAATGCGGCCTTTGAGTTTTCTTTTATATCTGGCCTATATCCTTTTCGTGATGATGAATGTTTTTTCAGAGATGTACGTAAACCAATATATTTTAGAATGTTTGATGCATTTGAATTCAGATGCTCATACATACAGACGAATCTTTCCCTTGAAGCATTAACAAAACAGACCGGCGTAAAGATGAAATTATCTGGACAGAAGTTTGATTATAATAAAATCAGATTCCCGTGGACAGAGTTAACCGCATTTGAAGAAGAATATACCACCACAGATGTTGAATCATTGGTTAAAGCTATGAAGTACAGAGTTCAGCGTGGCGGTGATACTCTTCTTTCTATGCCTTTAACATCTACCGGTTATGTACGGAGAGAATGTAAAGCCAGCTTGAAAGATCAATATCTAAGGATACAAGAGTTAAAACCATGGAAAGGCGAAAATGGTGTAAGGATATATAGATTGCTTCGTGCATGTTTCCGTGGTGGTAATACTCATGCTAACCGTTACAAAGTCGGAAAGATTCAAGATGATGTATATTCGTATGATATTGCATCGTCATATCCGACACAGCAATTGACTCAAAAATTTCCTATGAAGCCTTTTAAATGGCTTGACGGTGATTTGTCGATAGAGCGTGTATTTATGTTTATTGGTTTAGGTTATGCTGTTGTTGGAGAATATCATTTTACCGGTTTACGGTTAAAAAATCCAAGAGAGCCAATACCATATATCAGCCTTGCCAGATGTGAAGCACAAGCGTTTGAAATTGACAATGGCCGTATTTTGAAAGCTGGATATCTGGAGATATCACTAACCGAGATTGATTTAAAAATCATTATGGATACTTATACATACGATAAAATGGAGATTGTACAATGCATGGTAGCAGATAAGGACTATCTTCCTGCGGAGTACAGAGCCGTGATCCAGGATTATTATAATAAGAAAACATCATTAAAAGGCGATGATACAGAGGAAGGTAGATATATTTATACAAAAGCAAAAAATATGTTGAATTCGGTTTATGGAATGTCAGCAACAGACCCAATACATCAAGAGATAAAATACAATGGGGGTGACTATCTTAGATCAGGATATGACAGCATGACAGCGGAAGAAATAGAGAAAGCGTTAAAAGGTGCAGCGTTTCCTTATCAGTGGGGAGTTTATACCACAGCATATGCCCGTAAACAATTGCAGGATGCTATAAAACTTTGTGGGGATCAGATCATATATTGTGATACTGATTCAGTTAAAACGCTGGGGGATGTTCCGATATACAGATTGAATGATAAACTCAAGGCGAAAGCTGAAGCGGTTGGAGCGTATGCGGATGATATGCATGGCCAACGTCACTATATTGGAGTGTTTGAATCAGACGGTCATTATAAGCAATTCATCACCCAGGGAGCGAAACGTTATGCCTATATCAAGGATGATGGAAAAATGGGTGTGACCGTGGCCGGAGTCAGTACCGATATTAATGAAGAAACAGGGATTCCGTTTGCGGTTGAGGAATTGAAAAGCCTGAAGCGGTTTCAACCTGGCATGATCTGGAAGAAGGCCGGCGGTACAATGGCGGTATATAATGATGCTGATGCTTTTGATTATGTGGATGAAGAAACGGGTAAAAGCGTTTATATAAGCAAAAACGTTTCAATCATTCCTACTACATATGAAATGACGCACAGTAGAGATTATGCATTATTACTATCAAAGATTCAATTATACACAGAGTTTCGGAAAGAAAGGGAATAACAATGGGAAAAATCTATGATCGGAATGGTTGGGTTAACTGGGATTATATCATGGAGCAGGAAGAAAGTTTAATATCTGTAGTTGGAGCCAGAGGGACAGGGAAAACATACGGATTATTTAAATGGATGATTCAGCATCATAATAAGTTTATCTATCTCAGACGGTTGAAAAGCCAGTTGGAAGAATGTCGTAAAGATGCTGGCAACCCGTTCAAAAAATTAAATACTGATCTGGGTACAGATATAAAGCCTTTCCCCCTGGCCGGTTCGGTTGCGTTCCGGATCGGAGACAAGGCCGGGGATATTGTAGCGGTTGGTGTGGCATTGTCAGTAGTTGCCAATATACGTGGCGTTGACTATTCAGATTTTGATTATATCGTATTTGATGAGTTTATATCCTCAGACGGTGAAAGACCTATAAAGAATGAGTTTTCTGCTTTTCTTAATTTTTATGAGACTGTTAACCGTAATAGAGAGTTAGAGAATAGTAAACCGGTTACGGCTATCATGCTGGGCAATGCTAACCGGATCAGCAACCCATATTTCACAGGATGGCATTGCATGAAAAGGGTACTGAAAATGATAACAGGCGGGCAGATGGTGTGGCGATCAGATGATAAAACAAGGATGATAGTTTTGCTTCTGAATTCGCCAATATCAGACCGGAAACAGGATACCGTTTTATATCGTAATGCTACAGATGATTTTATAAAAATGGCATTGGATAACGCATTTAGAACAGATGAAACGCTGATAAAGTCAGAGCCGCTAAAAGAGTTTACGCATATTGTATCAGTTGGCGAGATTGGTATATACCGGCATAAATCACAGCGGCGGTATTATGTATCAGCTACCACAAGCAATGATCCATATTATGATGCTTTTGGTATTGGTTTAAAGATGTTTCAACAAGATTATTATATGTTTAGAGTTTATTACATGGTTAACAAGACGGTTACTTTTGAATCATTTGAACTGGAGCTATTATTCAGAGAATTATACAACTTATAATTGTTTCACGTGAAACAATTGCAATTCATGATATTGATTTGTAATAAAATTAGTATATAATAATTCCTGTAAAATAATCCGGTTAAACCGGAATGAAAGGGTGGTTATCCATGGAATTAACACCGGTACAGAAATTCAAGGCAATGAACGATCAGCACACCAACCTGAAGGAATGCGAAGGAATGATTATCTCTCCCGTTGCGGTGCATACGCACACATACACGGCCAGCGATGCAACGGAGCATCAGGTGCTTGTGATCCTCAATGGTAAAGATGGCCAGTTCTACAAGACGGAAGTCAAGGCATTTATTGAAAAATTCATGAAGTACATGGAAAGCTTCGGTGATCTGCCGGATGAACAGAAGCCGGATATTGTTATTAAACTCAATGCATCGAAAAAAGGCAACAAGTATGTAACCTTTGATCTGATGGAAGCTTGATAATTCACCACAATTTGTGGTAAATTATAAAGGGATGTCGATTCTCTCCCCTACGCGAGGCCCAGAAGGCCGGGGACACCATGGCGATGGTATGACGAGAATTGACATCCCGGATTTTTATGTAGGGGATGATTTTTTGGATCCTGTTATTGCTGTTCTGCTGGCCTTGTTTGGAATCCTGGTGTGTATCATTTTAATTTTATCATATAGGGGGTGAGATTATGAATGATATTATATCAATTATTCAGACGGTTGGATTTCCCATTGCTTGTGCGGTTGCCATGTTCATGATGCTTCAGAACGAGCAGAAAGCACATAAAGAAGAAGCTGCAAAATTAACCGAGACTATTACAGATATGAAAATCACGTTTAACAATGCGTTACACGATCAGGAGCACAATATAACAGAAGCAATCAATAATAATACATTGGTTGTACAAAAATTGATTGACAAGCTGGGGGAATGATAAATGGAACAGTTATACAGAACCGGGAAACAATATGCAGATCAGGCGAAAAATAAAAAATATGATTCGTTGAAATATGAGGATGCAGATTGTCAGGCATTTTGTGAAATTGTATTGCGTGATATTGGCGTTCGTGACTCAGCAGGTAAACCGTATAACTGGAAGGGATCGAATGATATTGCCCGGAATGCTGTCTCATGGATAGGCACAAAGGAAGAAGCTATTAAACAATTTGGCGAAATTCCTTTAGGTGCCTGGGCGTTTATCTGGGAGAATAAAACCGGCAAAGAGAAAGAGAGAGGTTATAATGACGGAAAAGGTAATTACGCTCATATAGGAATATATGTGGGAAATGATACCGTCCGAGATAGTACCAGATATAAAGGCTCTGATGGATCATATATCCGTGATGGAGTCAGCAACAGGCCATTATCAGCCTTTAACCGAATCGGTTTGGCCAAAATGCTTGATTTTGGGGCAACTCCCGATTATAATAATCATGACAAAATTGTTTCAGTTATCGGGGAAATTCGTAACAAATTGGATCAGATTGAAGGGATGGTTTAAATGACGGTTGAACAGGTATTTCAGTTATTGGACAAGGGTTTTACACGGGATGACATTATGAATCTGACTGAAAACGATGTTGTCAAAGATGCACAGCCAGAACAGACAGAGCCAGAACAGACACAGGAAACAGAGCCAGAACAGAAACCGGAACCACAGCCAGAGGAACAGGATCAGACCGGACAGCGGCTGGATAGTATCGAGCAGAGTATCAGCAAGCTTGTAAATGCTATTCAGCTTCAGAATCTCCGCAATGATTCATTTGGCAAAACAGGGGAAACACTGGAAGAAAAAACAGATAAAATAATGGCCAGTATTATAAGGCCAGAAATGAAAGGATGATGAACAATGTCAGTAAACACTTTAACCTTTGAACAGGTTTCAACGGTGTTAACCAGTATTGTACAGCAAGCCACTAATCAGGCGGTTCTCACTCCCACAGATACAGGAAGTTTTGTATCAGTGGCACAGATGGCCTTGCGTGCAGATCGTGACGCCGTGATGAATGCAATCAGCAATGTATTGACCAGAACGATTTTCTCCATCCGTCCCTATTCTGCGAAGATGACAGGATTGGAAATGGATTCTTTCCGCTGGGGTAACATGATGCGGAAACTGTCCATTGCAGATACGGATTGGCAGGACGACCCGGCGTATGCATGGCCTGTCACGTATGACGCCACACAGAGCCCGGCCACAGGTGATGGAGAAGCGGTTGACCCGTGGACGATCAAAAAACCCAACATTTTGCAGACCAATTTTTACGGTGCATCGGTCTATTTTGACGAGATGACAATCACCGAGGATCAGCTTGAATCTGCGTTCACAGGTCCGGAACAGTTGGGTTCTTTCCTGACTCTTCTGATGACGAATCTTTCCAACCGGTTGGAAATGTCAAATGAAGGTCTCCGGCGGGGTCTAGTATGCAATGCCATTGCGGCCATGCGTGCAGAAAACAAGCCAGAACGTAATATCCATCTGCTGACTGAATATAATCAGCTTACACAGAACACGTACACCGTGTCGGATATTTACGATCCTGCGAATTTCCCTGCATTCATGAAGTGGATGTATGCCCGTGTTGCTGAATTAACTGATTTGTTCACTGCGAATAGTACCATGTTTCAGACGGTTATTACAGGTAAGCCGATTTTGAGACATACACCCCTTGAGATGCAGAGAATTTATATGTATTCTCCTCTGATGCGTCAGATGGAAGCCCGGGTGCTGGCAGATGCCTATCATGACGGTTTCCTGCGGTATTCTGATGTTGAGTCTCTCCCCTATTGGCAGAGCATCAGCACAAAGGATACTGTCTCTGCCGCTCCTGTTTATACCGGCACGGATGGATCAGTTGTCACCGGCACAAATACCGTTGTGGAAAATGTTGTTGGTCTTATCTTTGATCGTGATGCTATGGGCATGACAATCCTTGACAGACGTGTTCTTTCTACGCCGATTAATACTAAGGGTCTGTACCGTAACATTCATGTACACGCCAAGCAGAGAGTTGTATTTGACTCTACAGAAAAGTGTGCTTTGCTCACTCTTGACTAATAATCCACAGAATCCACAGTTTTTCCACAGGGGAAGGGTAATTCCTTCCCTTGTGGTTTATAGGGGTGATTTAATGCAGATTGAATTATATAATTTTAGTAAGAAAAACAATTCTACTAAAATTCCATCAACAGCCTTTGCCACCATATTAAACTGTCAATTGAAAGACCAAGTATCATTTCTGTCTCCGGTTATTATCGTCAGGCCGAATGTGATCCAGGGATTTTCGCCTGCGGCGTTTAACTATGCACACATCCCATATTGGCAGAGATATTATTTTATCACTGATTGGGTGTATATTAATGCCTGTTGGGAATGTCATTTATCATTGGATTATATGGCTTCATTCAGGGATTATATAGGCAATTCAAGCCAATATATTCTCAGATCGTCATATGAAAAAGATGGTAATATCTCCGATAATGTGTATGCCATTAAAACGGAATATGATATAACAGCCACACAAGTTCCGACAATATATAATAGCGTTTACACTGCCGGATTTTTCATCCTGGGTGTTATAGGAAGAAACTCAGATGCATCTATAGGGGCTGTCACATATTATCAAATGACAGCGGCACAAGTTTCTTCATTATTGAATCTTTTGCTCACTGATACATATTTTGATGTAGATATTGAAATTAATCCTTCTACATTAAAAGCGTTATATAATCCGATGCAGTATATTGTATCCTGCACATGGTATCCGTTCTCAATGTCCGAAATACCATCAGAATTTAAAACAAGTGCAAGTACAATTATGTTTGGATGGTGGGGTGTTTCAACCGGTTCAAATATGGGGTATAAGCTTTTACAGAATGTTCCTACAATATATAAAAGCTTTACTATGCCGATCCCAACACATCCGCAAGCGGCCAGCCGTGGCAATTATCTGAATCATTCACCATTTGCACAACATATATTAAAACTTGCCCCGTTTAGTGATGTTGTAATAGGGGATCAATATATAAACCCCGGTGATAGAATGGCTGTCAAGCTTCATGTGGATGTAATAAGCGGTGTTGGTTCTTTAAATGTTGATATTGGAACATCGGAAAATGTATTTAAAGCAAAAGTATCAAGAGAAAGTCAGATGATTGGTGTTCCTATACAGTTGGCACAAATCGGCGTGGATTATTTCGGGTCAATCTCGCAAATGTTCAAAGATGCGGCCAATATGACCCAAACCTATACCGGAACAATAGGAGGCATGGCAACCGGTTTAATATCAACCCTTTTTACCGGTGATGTTAATGCAGGAATTTCTGCAGTAACTAATTATGCCGCTTATGATGTTACAGAGGATCAGCTTTTAACAGCATATCATTATGATGTTATTAAAAATACTGCTCCTCAGTTATTAACCACAGGGCATAATGGTTCATTGTCTGATTATAAAGAATTGAATTATTTCACATCGGTATTTTACAGGATTGCAGATGCAGACAACGCCAGAATAGGAAGCCCACTATGTAAGGTCAGGACAATAAAAAATATTCCTGGTTATATCCTTGTACAAAATCCAACAATAGATATTAATTGTACCGATCTGGAAAGAAAGTCAATTGTGGCAACCATGGCTGCCGGATTCTATTATGAATAGGTGGTGACAATATGGCCGTTGATGATCCGGTATTATATAATAACTGGTGGGTATATCTGCGGTTTATGGGATCAACATATTTAAACCCAACAGAAAAACAAGTACATAATGCTTATTTAATAAGATCGGCATTAAAACAGCAGGGTTATACAGATGTCAGTATTGCAGGCGTAATGGGGAATTGGCAGGTGGAGAGCGGTTTAACCCCTGGTGCATTGGATACGCATTTGTCTACGTTACCGGATAACGGGGAGCATTTAGCATCATTGACAAATGAAGTTATGCTGCGATATTGTAATTATGGCGTTCCTTCAGAACGTGGGTATGGTACTGGATTGGCACAATGGGACAGAGGGGTTTCATCAGCCGCCCCACAGGGAAACGTTGTCGCATCATTCGCAATCCGTAATAATATGGAATGGTATGACGGTGATCTTCAGATGATGCGACTCGAAGCAGAATATCAAGCTGATTTAGCGGATCCTGGTTTATTTTGGAAATATAATTGGGGTCAAGTGTCATGGCAGGATTATAAAAATATCCCTGATGGGGATACACCATTAGACCAGGCTCAGGAATGTGCTAATATATGGGCTTCGTGTTTTGAAGTATCAGACGCAACACCAGAGAACAGACGAAGAAGAATGGCGAATGCAGGATATTGGTATTTATGGTTTAAAGAACATCCATTATCCGTAACAGATATATGTATATTGACAGCCAATAGAAGAATGCCGTTATACCGGCCACCGAAAAGAAGATAGGAGTGATATCATGGCAGACAATACTTTACCGTTTGATTATCAAACGATGAACCTTTACAATGCTAACCGAAGCCCGTCAACCGTACACGTAAAAAATACACGGATACGGGCATTTTTCCGGAAATATCTTTTTCAGAAAGCTATATCGGTATTTAAGTGGAATCTTCCCAACGAGTGGGATCATGATTATTTTCTTTATACTCTGTATGGAATGGGTTATATTGTTATCCTCAATACAGACCGTTATGGCGTAATATGCCAACATGGTGCTTTAGGTGGATATAATCTGTATTATCATCCGTCTTATGCTATTGTAACAAATCCGTTAATTCGTGAAGCCATAACCGCATATATTGACAGGGATTGTACGGTTATTAAACTCATGCCGGACTATACCGGAATCATGGACATAGTAGGATATTATGCAGATCAAATGGCACTTGCATCAGAAGCAATGGGTGTTAACCTGGTAAATGTTAAAACCGGTACAGTATTCGGGGCAGAGGATAAACGTAAAGCCGAGTCTTATAAAAAAATGTATGATGCTCTTTCTTCCGGTGATCCAGCAGTGGTAATAGATAAACAGCTTCTTGATGATGAGGGTAAACCTACATGGTTTCCGTTTACGCAGGATGTTAAATCTTCCTATGTTGTTTCTGATGTTCTTTCGGATATGCGGAAAATTGAAGCAATGTATGATACCGTTATCGGAATACCAAACGCCAACACAGATAAACGGGAACGGTTAATAACGGATGAAGTAGATTCTAATAATGTAGAGACAGCCGCTCTTGCGTCTCTCTGGATGGAATCGCTGAAAATCGGAATTGACCAAGCGAATAACATGTTTGATTTGTCTCTAAGTGTTGATTGGAGATTTAAACCGGATACAGGCGATGCAAATAATCAGATCAGAGGTGATTATAATGAGTAATGGTTCGTTTATGTCGGTGCTTGCGTTGTACCGGTATAAAAATAATCTCTTTGAAAATATGAAGTTTCCCACAGGATTTTCATCCGAAGATAAACAAAATACAATCAATAATATCCTGTTAGAGTGTGCTGAATTGGATTTATTATATCCTTCCTGGGATACTATGCATGATGTTATACCGATTTGGTCAGCAATTGAGTTACCGGTATGGACTCGCATTTATAAAGCGTCTCAACTTGAATATAATCCGATAGAAAACTATAACAGAACAGAAATATCTACTATCACTCATGATCTGACAGAGCAACACAGTGGAGATGATATTAACAAGGCCACAGGATCAGACTCCGAACAGGCCAGCGGATCAGATACGCTCACTCTGGATATGACGGAATCTCATTCTGGAAAAGATACAACCGAATATGATGATTCTAAATCATCCGAAAATTCCGGCCATGATATTACAGAGAATTCTATGACATCATATGACAGCAACTCTCTGTATCTGCATGATAAGTCTGATTTGTCTCATGGCCAGAAGGTAACAGATACCGGTTTAGGTTCTTCTGAAATATCCTATGGTGAATCCGTAGATAATGACGGAACAGAGACAACCGCATATGGTCGGAAGAATACCACAACATATGGTAAAACTGATACTCTGACTCATGGTGAAAAAATTAAGCATGACGGAACAGATACAACAGAATCTAATATATCCGGTAATATCGGCGTTACCACATCCCAGCAGATGTTGGAGCAAGAGTTGCAAATTGCTCCCAAACTGAATATAATTAAACTGATAACTGACTCATTTAAAGAACGGTTCTGTCTGTTAGTCTACTAAGAAGAAAGGAGTGATATAATCATGGCATTATTTGAAAATTTCCCATGGACTAATCTCCATGAATTAAACCTTGATTGGCTGATTCAGGAATTGAAAAAGGTAAAAGAGTCCGCTGTTATTTCTGTCAATGGTGAAACCGGTGAAGTGATCCTTTATCAAAACCCTGATATCGAATTTCCGGCCACAGATAATGGCGGATGGGATATGGTTCGGAAGGTGGATGGTACAATTGCGGCTGGCATCCGGTTTACTGCTGAAGGGATCGCATATCTTATCACAGGGGCACAGGTAAGACAGCTTTATGATGCTAACCACCAGCCGCCGTATCCTGTAACGAGCGTTAACGGCCAGACCGGAACCGTAGAGATAACCGCCCCTGTTACGTCTGTAAATGGTTTAACGGGTGAGGTTGTTCTGTATACTGACCAGTTTGTTCAATTGCCTGATTTAACCGGCGAACAGATAGCCAATTGGAATTTTTACAGACGGATCAACAATATCCTGCATGGTATTCAGTTTGACAATGACGGACGTGCATATATTATGCAGGGTGTTAACAGGTATCAGATTTATACAGAGCATAATCCCCAGCCGCTTAATTTTGTAGATGATGAGAATGCCGGTATCATGAAAATCTCGACTGATGCCCCGGCCGGCGTGTGGGGTCTGCTTCGTGAAACTGACAGCGGAACAGCCGGTATTGTATTCAGCTATGATGCAGTTACGCCAACAGCATATTTGCAGTATCTCACCCAGGAAGGCGGCCAGACCGTTACCCACAACGTTAAACTGTTAACCCCGGATGATATTCCTTCATCTTCCGGTGTTGTTTCGCTGAATGGGTTAACCGGTGTTGTGGTTATTAATGGTAGCAATCTCAATTATAAAAATGGTTCTAACTTTACAATAGCGGCTATGATTGATAATATCAATCAGAATATTGGAGATTTGGCTGATCTGGAAACAACCGTTAATACATCCGCAGTTGATGCGATAAATGAAGTCAATGGAAAAAGTGAAACAAATAAAACATCTATTGAAAATGTCAAATCAACTATTGCTATTGTAGAAAATGGTAATACTGCAACAAATAATATTGCTGCTGGCCAATATGTTATCTGGAATAATGAATTATATACGGCAATAAATGCAATTGCTTTTGGTGATACGTTATCAATGACTAATTTGCAACCAGTTGTTAACGGGGTGGCTAATTCGCTCTCGCAGGCTATTGCGACGTTAAACAACAATATTGCATCCTTGATGGTGCAGACGGCTAAGTTTTCGATAACACCTAACTCTTATACAGATATTGATTATCCCACCGGATATACACGGACAAATACCCGTGTTCTGTCTGCTATTATTGCCTATTACTATGTAGATTTTTCACACATAAGTGTTCAACTTACATCTAATAAAATCCGAGTTTTCAACGGCACCGAACAAAGCTGGGAAGGAGTGCAATTAATACTAGCAAAATTTGGTGTGTAATTTGCTGTATTGCAAAATGAAAATATGGAAAAGTATCAAAACGGTTAAATGCAGATAATGCATTAACATAATTAAAAGAAAGGAGATAGAAAATGATTTACTATGTGATCGAAATTCAGAGCGGAGAAACTGGTAATTGTATTCCGGTTGCGTTTACTGAAAGGGCTGATGCAGAAGAAAAGTATCATAATGTTCTGATGTATGCTGCCAAGAGTCAGATCAGGAAACATGGTGCAATGATCTGCACA